CCATCTCGAACTCGGTCTTGCCGATCGTGGCCAGCACCTCGACCTGGCTAGCGCCCCGTCGATAGGTCACTGCCGTCGTGGTATGACGGGTCCGCTGGTCCTCAAGCCAATTGCTGCCCCATTGAAGGAGGTTTCCCATCCGGCCTCCCGGTTACTGGGACATGCGAATGCGGGCGGTGTCGTCCGTTTCGCCGGCGAGCCGAACGGTCTTGCCGAGCAGCTTGTTTCCGGTGGCCGACGGAGTGGCGACCTGTTCAGCTTCGTCCCAGTACATCGGATCCCCTGCGGGATACTCAATGCCATCACCGACCTGCTTGGGAAAGTCGAACACCCCCTCCACCGCCAGCGCTCCCAGTTTGCCGGCTTTGATGTCGAGCCGGGTGATGCCTACCAAATCGCCCTGGACCACGACCGTTCCCGCCGCGACATCGGCCGCGGGCGTGTAGTCGATCGCGGCCCCTTCGTGCACAAAAATAACGGGCATGAGTGATTACTCCAAAGTGCGAGGATAGATCACGGAGTCACGAGCGTGGCCTTCACCGCGGCGCGGGAATCCTGAACATTGGCACCGAAGTCGAAGAATCCCCGGTATTGGACTCCGAGCGTGTTGAAGTTGGTCTCGGCCGACTCGATCGTGGGAGCCCGCTTGCCACGGAGGTAGGCGATCTCAATGGCCGAAACATCTCCCGGGTCCGCGAACAAGTACCAGTCGGTGGCGCTGTGTCCCGGAAGAGACGGGAGGTTCAGGTAGGGGGAAGCCACCGGTCGGAACTTGCCAGCATGCGGGTTCGAGGCCGGCTTGGCCTTGTTGTTGGCGGGCACCTGGTTGAGCCAAATGTCCTTGTAAAGCTGCTCGGCGACGACCTTCAGCGAAGTCGGCACCAGCAGAACCGCCGGTTGGACCAGAATCGGCTTCCCGTGCTGATCTACCCGGTCCAGAAACATCTGCTCGGCCTGGGTCAGCGTCTCGATGTCCAGCGTCGACGCAATCGTCAGAAGGTTGGCGTTGCCGTTCGAGAAAAAGGCGCCCGGGTTCGATAGCAGTAACGTGAACACGATCTCTTCAAGCGCCAGAGCCGACATCCGCCCGATGGCCCGCGGGATCTGCAAGAACGCGCCCAGGTCATCGTTGATGATCATCTGTCGCGTGAGCGCGATCATTCGACCGTACGTCTCAACCTGGTTCGTGTAGGACTCTTCACTCAGCTCGGCGTGCTTGAGCTCTCCGTCAGGGCCTACCTTCTGGAAGACGCCCGATCCGGTCATCCGATAGCGAGTGACCTGCTTGAAGTCATTGACGTCGGTCTCGCTGCAGAATTCCTGCGACACCACGTTCACCGCCTCGTAGGCAGCCAACATCGCTTTATTGGCGACGTTAGAGAGAATGCCCGACAGGCTGATCGTCGAGAATCCGCCGGCGGCCTGCAGCGTGCGGTCGTTGGCGACGAAGGCGGCGCGGATTGTGTCGTTGTCGACGCGACCCGGCCGGACGTAGCCGCCGCTCGCGCGGATCACCTCATACAGCAGCGTGTGGATGCCGGCGCCCTGCAGATCGCGGGCGGAAGCCGCGTCCATCGTCGGCGCGTCGTACCACTTGCTCACCCGGTCGGCCGGAAGGCCCGCCGACATGCAGAGGGCTGCCTCGAGGGCGCGGGGAGTTTTTGGATCCTCCGAAGCATGAATGGCAGGGCCGGCGGGGCGGCCTACCCGCAGCACTTCCAGTTCCGTTCGCTGGGCATCCCAGCCCTCAGAGATCGACTTGGCTTCGATCTCAGGGAATCGACCGGCGCAGATCTTCCGGATCTGGAGCGTGCGGGCCAGTTCCTGTCCTAGTTCAGCGCGGAGTTGCGCCACGGCGGCTGAGGCATCCATTGCCTCCTTATCCCCATCCTGGGTCGATCCCTCGTTCGCCGCCGTGGCGCGCCGGCCAGCATCCTTGCTGGCTTCCAACTTCTCCGCGTCAAACAGAACGTTCAGGCTCGATCGCTGCTTGTCGGTCAAGACGGCCGGTTCGAAGCCCCGCGCCGCCAGCCACTGGTCGAATTCCATGTCATCTCCCTTAGAGGTGGCCGCAATCTGGGCGCTGGTGTTGTCGTCCGCTCCCAACACGACGAAGCTGATTTCCCCAAGCGTAGCGCGGCGGGCCACATTCACCGGCCCGCTGAATTCCCGGCCATTGGCCAAGACCGATTTCCCCTCGGGCACGAACTCGACGTCGTTGGCCTTGGCCCCGATCGAGGCCTGCCACTGAAAACCCTTGTCAGCCAGCCCGATGACCTGTCGGGCTTTGCCCGAGTCACCTAGGATGTGGCCAGCCACCATGAGTTGCCCGCCCGTGGCATGAATCTGGTCGGTCTGCCCAAGCACGAACTCCACGTCGCGGGAGTGATCCAAGAGGATCGGCCGCTGCTGCCGGCCGACCTCCAGGCCCGCCAGATCGACCACGACCGGAAACCGCCAGCCGGTCAGTTGCATCGCGCCGCCCGTGTACGCCGTCATCGTGAAACGACGTTCCTTCGGCGCCTCGGCCCCCGTTGCGGCGGCTTCCAGCTCCAAAGAGGCCGCGATGAGATTCAGCTCAGGCAGCTTGGCTAGCTTCGGCATTCTGTTCCTCCAGCGGGGTGGCATCGGGGGACGGTGTGAGTGCGAGGGACTCGGGAATAAGCCCGAGGTCTGCCATGAGGGCCAGTTCCTTGGCCCGCTGGCGCAACTGCGTTTCCCAGTCTTGCCCGCGCTTCGCGTACTCGTCAGCCAGCGTGGTCGTGTGGTTGGCAAGGCGAACGCCCTGGGCGTTTGCTTCTTTGAGAGGATCGATATGATCATTGCCATCCCAGAACCAGCGATGTGGCCACTGGGAGATGGGACCAAGACCCGTGGGCAGAAAACCCTTGATCAAAACTGCTTCGTCCAGCCAAGCGGCCAGCAGCCGATCGAGGACGACCCGTTCGAGATGCGACTGGGCGACGCGCAGAGATTTCCAATAGACTTGGTGATCCAAGCGACCGCTCGCGTAGTTGTATTCACTCGAATTGCAAGCGGCCACATTGAAGGGCATGTTGAAGCAACGGGCGACTTCGTTGAGAATTTCCCGTTTGAACTCCTTGTACGTGGTGACCGGCTGTTCGGCGTGCATCTGCCCCATCTTCCAGCCGTCGGGGAGCACCGTGAACATCCGCCGCTCCAGCTCGATCTGGTCGTAGGGGGCAGCGTCCACCCCTTTCTCGTCGGCCGGCGCGTCGGTATAGATCACGCCCGTGCCGATCTCAGCCACAGTCTCTGCGGCAGCGATCACGGCCAGCGTGAAGCGACGGAGTTGGGCAAAGAGAGGGAGCGCCGGCGTCACATCGGGGATGCCTCGGGCTTGCCCCGGGCGCTCGGCGCGAAAGTAGTGGATCAAGGATTCGGCAGGGACGCGGTCGTAGTCGAGTCCGAGGCTTCCGCATCGGTCGCCAGGGTGCGACTTGAGAACGTGATACTCGGTGGGGTTGCCGTGGCGATCAAAGACGACTCCGTCGACCGACTGCGGCTTGGCAAAGGTCAGATCGGGTGTCGTCACCTGATCGGCCTCCACCAACCTAAAGTCGAGTTGGATAGGCGTTGACAGGCGCGGATTGCTTGTCAGAATCGCGAAGCCTTCGCCGTCGGTAATACGGGCCATTTCTAGTGTGCGAAGTTGAGCCGCCAAGCTGACGGCCCGCGCCCAATTGTGAAACTCGATCTCCAGCCGACGATTGGCCTCAGCGTCCGCCGTCAGAATTTGAAGTCTGGGTCCTGTGGAGATTGAATCGTTGGCCAAAGTTAAAATAATTCCTTTGGCATACGGGTTATTTGATACCTCGTGCCGGGCTCGGTTACGGAGAATGCGCCGCACTTCTGGGTTGTTGGCGGAGTTCGCAGATAGGCCGTCGGCCGCCGCCCAATGCCTTCGGTTGTCGTCCGTGGTCGTTGCCGCGTCGTAACGGCCTCGCAACCACGCCGGCCCCCAGGAGCGCGCCGGAGAGCGCTCGCCTGCACGGCGAGACTCCGCGTGGCCTCCCAGCCACTTTCGGATGCGCTCGAGCATCAGGCGGCTCCCGGGGGGATCAATTTGGAAAAACGGACACCCCGCGACTTGGACTGGACGGCCTTCTTGGCGGCTAAGTGCTTGTCGGCCGCAATCTGATCGGGGAGCGAGTGCTGCTCGATCGAGCCGGAGTCGCCGGAGGCCTTCTTGGGACCTTGGGCGTTCTCCTCGATCGCCTCCGTCAGTTCATCGGGCATCGAGGTCCTCGTCGCGGGGTGCAGTGCGTTTTCGTCTATTGGGTATATAACCGGCGCATCTCGAAAACCGGCAAAAATCCGGCGAGATTTAGGCAGAATTGCTACCGGTAGCAATCCGCTTTCCAGAATTGCTACCGGTAGCAATCGGTTGCTCCAGGGTTCGGATCCGTCGGCCGCATTGCAGGCAGGCCCTGCGGCGGCGAATGCCACCCAGCACAAGTTCCGTGTTGGTGATCTCGAACTTCGTGCTGCCGCAACGTGGGCAAAGCAGTCCATGAACCTCCGGCGTCGTGTCGGTCATGGGCGTTTTCCTTTTCGGATGTCGGCGAACCGGACTCGTGGGCGGAGATGGGGGGCACTCGGGTTTGCCCCCAGCAGTACAATCCCCTGGATCGAGGCCCCGACGGCGCAGCCCACCAGACCATCGAACCAATGGTTGTCGGGCTTGGACGGGCGAAGCTTCCATTCATCGACCGTGCGGCCCCGTCCCTCCGTCCGCACGCGGTACTCGCTCGTGAGGTGGTCGGCCAGCAGCCGGTGCTCTGCCGGACGGCGGCCGAAGAGAGACAAACAACCCCGATCTCCCATCGGCACCGCCAGACGGGCGTAAGAGAAACTTTTCCAGAAGTTGGTGTCGTAGAGTGCATAACGCACCGCCCGCTTGCCACGCGTATTCGGAATCCGCCAGTTATGGCCGACCTGGTCGCCCTGCTGTTTGCGGTATTCCGAGAAAGGGATGCTCGAGGCCCCCACGAACTTGCCGTGGCTCGGCAAGAGCAGTGCGCCATGCGCGCTTTGGCGGCAGAACTGGTAGATCACATCGGTCGAGGAACCCCAGTTGGCGTCGATCAAGAGCCGGCCGATCCTCAACCCCGCGCCGTCGTCGCGCCGCCACTCTTGGGAAAGGAGCTTGCCGACCAGTGCCTCCAGCCCGGCATAGATCGAAGCCTCCAGCCCTGTACCTGGAGCGACGTCGGTCAAGGTGGGCTTGGCCTCGCGCAAGGTGAAATAGGCCCGCTTCTGATCGGGGTAGGTTCCGTAGTCGATCACGTACCCGGTGAAGTCGTCCTGCCAGGCGGCCACCACGTAGAACAACAACGCCTGCTGAACGTCGATGAAGGCGGTCAGCTGGCTGCAACCCAGCGGGACAACGCCGCGATCCAGTCCGTTGGTCTTCTCGGCAATCTGCTCTGCCGATAGGTCATCGGACGCGAGTGGTTCGTCAGGCAATGGCTCATTCTGGTATTCGGCGAAGAACGCTGCCTCGTCTTGCAGCTTCAAGTTGATCGCATGCTGGATCGCCGAAAGCTCGTCGTAGTTGAACCGCTCCGGCCAGGCTACGATCGCCCCAACGTCCATCGGGGCGCGATGTAAGCGGTAAAACTCGGTGGCATCGGCCAAGCCTCGCCCGGCGCGGAACCCGTCCGCACGCAGCTCCGCGTACTTGGCCCACAGCGCTTCGTTCGTGGGAAAGACGTAAACCATCTTCGTGCGTTCTCCCTGCCATTGCGGGTGCTTGACCCGATCAAGGATTCGATCAGCCATATCGCCGGGGCGGATGACGGTGCAGGGCATGATGCCGGCGATCTTTTTGCCGGGACCTGCTAACCCCAACACGGCGCCGGCCAGGGTCCGCTCCCGCCGCAGGCACTGCGAGGGGGAGTTGGCCGACTCGTCGGTTTGCGGATCATCGATTACGACAAGCGACGGGCGAACCGCCTTGCCATCCGGCCGCTTGAACTTCATGCCGCGGATGCGGCCTGTGATGCCGGTGGCATTGATGATGGCGCCGGCCGCCGGACTGTCCGGCATGTCCGGGAGCACGAGTTGCTTCGCCGTGACCTCCATCCGCAGCGTCTTCCCTTGAAACATCAGCCGACGCTGGTTCACCCGTTCCAGGGAACGGAGCGGATGGCAGACCTCAGGAAAGTCCCCATGCAAGATGTCGTTGCATTCCAGTTCCGTCTGGATGCTGTCCAGCATGAGCATCGCGTGCCCCTCGTCGGAGCCGATCAGGCAGACGAACTCCCGGGCGCCGATCAGCACGGCCCACAGGCAGGCAGATTCGACGACTGACGTTTTTCCCGCCGCGCGGGGCATGGCCAGCGCAAAGAGTCCGCCCTGCTGCACGGCCTCTTCGACTTTGGCGATGACCTTCAAATGGTCGGGCGACCAGGGGAGCGAGAAGGTGTGCGGGAAGTACGACTCACAGAAGAAGCGAAAGTCCCGGCACGCGCGTTCCTTTCGGACCGGGTCGACTACGTCCGGCAACTTTCCCAGATCGCGCCCCGCGGCGGAGATCGCCGCGCTCCGCTCCCGGGCGCGCTGCTTCATATCCTCGTAATCCTGCGGCTCCGGGCGCGGGGCCAAGTGCCGTTCGGCAACCAGCCAGCCGACGTAGCGGAATAAGTCGATGTGCTTCCCATCACCGATGCGGAAGCCAGCTTGATCACGATGGCGACGGACCTGGCGTTCGCTGATCACAGCACCCAGCGGCGTCGAATTCAGCAGCCGGCAGAGTTCCGTCGGCCGTAGTTTGCGGGGGTCAAGCTGCATCGGAACCCTCCTTCACGAGCCACGCGGCATAATTCACCAGATTCACCGTTCCGTCCGCATTGCGCGGCGCGCCCTTCGACTGATCTGCGGCGAGCATCTCCGGCGTGATCGGCTGGCGCGAAAGCCTCGCCAGCAGGCGGGCGGCATCCGTGAGCGGAAGCGCGGCCGGGTTGTTTCCCTGTGGCCGAGAGTCGTCGACGTTCGTCATGAAGAATCCCTCAAAAGACTGAGATTTCAGGCGTATGGCCTTGATGTTCGTCCGCCGGGCTGGCTGATGTGTCACTCGCAACGCGGACATTCCGCGGTGCGACCATTCCACCCACCTGGAGACGGAAGCATGGCTACGAAGAAAACTGCTGCGAAGAAAACGG